CTCACCATTTGGTTGTCCAGTCGTGGAGTTAAAACCCAGCCTTGGATAGGAACTAGCAAACCACACCACGTCCTTCGTGTCGTCATAGGTGCCGCTTGCTTGAGGCCACAGACCAAGCCTCCAGTAGCCCGCACTGTCTTTGCGATAAATTGTGCCCTGCTCGATGCCGCTGGGGATCACTGCGTCTCCTATGGCGTATTCATTAAGTCGCGACAGCGAAACTTCAGAAAGGGACGATGGAAGGGAACGGTCAACTGTAATTTCCGTGAGGCCAGAATTGATTGCCGTGACGTGAGTCATATACACGCCATTGCCATTAACTTTTACGCGACGACCGGTCAGGTAGTCAGTGGTTCCGCTCACTTCAGCGCTAATATCTGGGAACTGTCCTAACGCAAGCACAAACTTCGTGCCTTGATTAACGCTTCCAGAATACGTTGCGCTGCTGCCTCTTGAAATTGACGATCCAGTACCGTAGCCATATTGCACGCCACCACAACTGTTGCTTCTAAGGATAAGATCAAACCTGGCGTCAACAGAGGCATAAGCGGAAAGGCTTACTGGATAGACAGCCCTTTGATTATCCACTCCATTGATCTGTCCTTTAATGTTCAGGCCAAGCAAAGAGCGACTGTTAGTGTCAATATTTTTCGGGTTCTCAAGATTAGCAGCACCCAAAATGACAGTGCCTTTATCGCCGCCATCGATGTAGACGCTACTGCCATAAAGATTGATAAATGTGGGAGCTTCAGCTCCTGCAACGCTGCGAGTTGATGTGAACATTCGCATGTAGGCACTACGAAGACTAGGCTTGGTGTTTTGGTTTTCGACGACGATGTAATGCAATTCCACCCACCTTGCCTCTCCATTGCCATCTGGCACATAAACCATGAACTTAGCGCCAACAGCACCATACCAACTGAATTCAATCTTGAACATTGTCACTCTGGACAAATCAAGATTCCAGCCAGTTAAACCAGCGTTTGCGAAAATGCCATCGCCGGACCATTCGTCCCTGGGAATTTTTAACGTGGGAAGACCAGGAGATGTGCGAACAATATAAAGATCAACACCACGCTCTAATTGAAAATAGTATCCATCACCATAGTCATTTTTGCAGCCCCATTGAATAATCTCGCCCTCTGTATCCGTAAGCGTTGACATGCGAACGCCCATGGTGAAACCAGTGACGCGACCAGGCTGGTATCTGAAAGCGCGTTTACTAGTCCACCCAGCAGTCATCACGCCATTGGTGTAGCCACCAGGAAACCTGCCTGAATTGTCATCAAACAAATAAGTGAAGCTTTTCGGCGGAGGATAACTATAAGCCTGAATTGCGCTTTCGGCGCTTACATGACGAATGTAGCTTCCATGGTTAATGCCATTAGGATCTAGCTGATTCGTCCAGTTGGCAGGATCGTAAGAATAAGTGTAAGAAGAGCTTGCCGCCCATTCCTTGCCATTGACGCCATAAATATTAACAATATCAAACAGGTTTAGTGCCGTCTCGGAACGCGGCACGCCAAGCAAACTAACCTCTACTTCACTGAAAGATTTGTTAACTTGATCAACAGTAACTGGAATTTCGTCGTTAGTAATAACGACAGGTTTGCAGTTGTTATTTGACGCTAATGCGATAGCCTCTTGCGTTTCTCCTGTTAATTGCTCTTGAGTATCAGGATCAACAAGCTCTTGTCCAGTAAGGAAATCAATCAGTTCATTGTCAACAGTAATGGTCCCCGCAGGAGCAGCGTCCTCCGCAATTTGATAATAATTTTCAATATTATCGCGATACGAGCTTGTCATCAGCTCGCCTCCTTAAACCTGCTCTTCCCACGTTAGCGCAGCGCTCATATCAACACTGCCCGTCGCGGACTGAGCAAACACATAAAGGCTATCGCCTTCAGAAGCAGTCAATGGATAGGAGAGATAGTCTTTGTTGTAACCAAAATAAGGTGCCAAGTCAATATCAACGCCACCAGCGCCAACAAAGAACGTAGCGACAACAGTACCGCCAGTTACAGTGTCAACGCCCGTACTTGTTGAATACTCAATTGGACTAAGGGATCCAGCAGAAGAGAATGAAGGCGTGGAGGACACGCTTGAAGGATTTTTGATGAGCTTCACCGTAGCCCTACCGCTGCTACCAATACCAAGCCTTGTAGGATACACTTGCATGCGATTACGAATGGAATTGATCTCCTCTTTCGTTTGCAATGCAATCAGCGTTGTGCCACTAGCATCAACACTACGGTCAGTGGCGTTACTTTGCGAACGCGCAACAATTGTCCCCTTATCCCCTCCATCGATGTAATACGAAGCACCATATTTGTAAAGAGCGTTTTCGTTGCCGCTGCCGCCCTTTTGGACAAGGTAGCTAATGGGAAGCGTAGGATTGCCAAGACTGGGGCTCGTAAGCTGATTCGAGGCGCGGATGTGATGAATCCTCACCCATCGAGCTTCCCCTGCCGTTGTAGCGTCAGGAACATAAGCTAGGAAATGGCCGCCAACGGCGCCGTACCAGCTATATTCCATTTTGAACATCGTAACTTTAGAGAAGTCAATGTCCCAAACGCTGGCAGCCGTCGCAATATTGCTATTGGCATCCAACACAACATCACTATTTCCATAGCTCACAGAAGGAGCAGTGGCGGTGCCTCCGACAGTAACAGTAAAGCTTGATTTGCCTGGGGTACGGTCGGAGTAATATCGAGTGCGGTTTTCACCATCCAAACGATCATGACTGAAATACTTACGCGGTACGCGATATTCGTAAGTGTAACGATAGTCGTTAGGGACGGTCAAGAAGTTTGATGCAACACTGGTTAGCCCATCAGACGATGCAATGCTGCCAATGCTGTTACCAACACCACGCAAACTAAGGTCAAACAACGCTGCGTGAATATAGGTGAGGCCAGCCCTCACGATCACAAGGTCAGTACCAGCCGTGCCAATATCCCCATCAGAAACATTGGGAGTGCGAATACCAGTTTCGTTGCTCTCAAAAGCACTGCTCCGCCTCACGCAGTAAAAATTAAATTCCTTATCGTTGATACCAGCTTGTCCACCACCTTGCACTTCAATGTAATATCCATCTTTCTTGTCAAACGCACCAAATTTCTTGACGTCCGTTTTGTCAGTTGTGGTGTTCATCCTTACGCCAAACGTGGCGGCACTAACACGACCAGGCTGATAACGGAAGAATCGCTTGCTACTTAAAATTTCATAGTCATTTGTAGTTGCGCTGCCAACTGCAACTTCAGCGGCGCTTTCTGCTGGCAAATGCGTAACAGTGCCTGCGCCTTCTTCTTGCCATTCGCTAGGGCTCACGGCATAAGTGGTGACGTCAGCAAAAATACCAAGCGCAACTTCAGCGCGAGGAATGCCAAGCAGGCTTAAGCTAACTTCAGTAATTTGTTGATTCTCTACAACAACAGGAACTGCTTCTTGGTCCGATGCAATGACAACAGGAAGGCTATCCTCCGCCAATTGCGGACCAGGGGGAATTGGTGCAGTACGGCCAACCGTAACAACACTTACGCCTTCTTTCAGTTCGTCAGCCATAGCTATGGGAAGCAGTTTGAATTAGTGTTGCCAATAAACACATTACCAGCAACAACAGTGTCTTGTTTTAGTCTATAAACAGAACCACCAATTGCAGCATCAGTAACTCCAGTCAACGTTGGGACAGTAAACGTATAAGGAGCAGTGTAAGAGATGTCAGTGAGGCCGCTGTAAATAGTGGAACTTGTACCATCATAATTGATTGACGATTCCGCTGTGCCGCTAAATACAACTCGCTCTGAAGAAGCTAGGCCATGATTGGTTTGCGTGATGAATACGCCACTAGCAACTGAAATCAAATCGGTAAGCTCGTTTTGCGTTTCAATTCGCATGTCCCAAGTGATAGAATTTAACGCCTCCGGTACAACATAAGTCGATGGAAAGAAAACTTTGTTTTCAGTGTTGCTAAAAAACGCCTCGTAAGTGTCCCACAATTGTGCTGTTTGAGCAGACGAAAGCCAAAGCCTCACGCGACCAGCAGTAAGAGGTTCTTGCTTTTCCGTGTTGATTGTCAAAATCTGCTCTCTAGTGCCAGAGCTTGTTGCTTTCCACGCTGAAGCGCAAACTGTCACGTCGTTCAAGTTGAACGGATTGCCGTTTTCATCCTGCAACAATACACTCATTCCATCGAAATAATCCCTACGCAACAGGCGTAGATCGATTTTAGGAGCAATGGAAGTGGGAATAAAAGTGGTCATGCCGCAACTTCTCGATAAGTGAGCATTACGGTGTAGTCAGCAGAACCCGCCAATACGGCATTAATCTTTTCGCCAGAATTGCTTTCAAACAATCCCAGAGGATTGCTCATGGTCAAGTTGCCTTCACCAGCAATATGAAAAGGAGGCGTAAGGTCAGTAGATGCGCCGCTTTGGAATTGCACAGTGCAACCAGAATTGGCAGTAATTGCCATTGACATCACCCGAAGTTTGTTGCTAGCCACTGCCGCAATTACATCACTACTCACGCCACTAGCAACAAATGCACTCTTCAAGCTGGAAGTGAAGGCATCATTATGAATGACGAATGGATCTGCGTTTGATCCAGCGCCAGTGGCCTTCACATAAGCGTTGTTTCCAGTTGCGTCAAGCCCGAAAAGATTGGCCATGTCAGAAAATCAAGAACAAATAGCGTTGGTTTTGTATTATTGTACCATCAGATCTGTTAATGACTTGAGGCGTGGTGAAGTCAAATTCAAGAGGACTTGTTTGAACTTTTGGCGCATCAGAAAATGCAGACCTATCGCCGTTGACGGTGATCGTAATAATTCTAGCTTGATAAGACGAGTCTAGAACGTAATTATCGGCAGGAAATCTGATAAAGTTGCCAGCAGTTGTTCCAATTGTCACCCATTGCTCATCGACAGTATTTTTGATTTGCACTTCAAACGATTCAACATCAGGGTGATTGCGTGGTGGATTCCAGCAAACGGCAGGATTGATTGCGTTCAGTACTGAATAATCAGAGAACTGCGGAAATTGCCAGTAGATTTCGTTGTAAGCCATTAGCCGTAACTCTCCAGGACAATTGTCGCACCATCAACACGAGGCACCACTCTTGGCCTATTTGTTTCGCCGCGATAGTTTGACAATAACGTATTTTGATCAGCAAGGCTGAACTTGCTTTCGTCGTACAACGAAGCCAGTATTGTCACAATGCCATCGTCTTCAACAAGAGACGTGACGCGAAACTTCCTGACGCTGCTATCGTTCTCCTGCAACACCCAAGGAGCGCCAGCAACTGGAGCGGAGGACAATGGAGAAGAGAGATTGAGGACTGATGTGCTTCCTGCTCCATTCGTCAAAGATCGCGTTTGAATGGTGCCGTTTGGCAGCATTACTGAAGCTTGATACGTTGATCCGCCAACAATTGTAAATGGTGCGTCAATCGTTATGGCACTTGTAGTGGAAGACACAACTCTTCCTCCATAGCGCTTTCCTTCTTTTGCTGGATCTGCAATGCCAATAATTTCACCAGGCAAGATAAAAAGCCCTTCAGACGCAACTTTAAATGTGACCACTTCCGTTTCAAGTTGATCGCTAAGCAACGTCCATCGGCCAATGCGTTGCGCTTGCCCTTGTGATGTAGTGCCTAAAGCCCTGATGTTCGTTTCTCTGTAGCCATAGCGTTCAATGCCTGCTCTGTCTTCGACGTATTCTGTTTTGGTTTTGTATTGATCCTCAGGATCGTTCCATGACACAAGCGCAACAGTTTTACGAGCTTTTCGTGCAGTGCCTTCATATTGAAACGGCGGCGTGGACATTTCGCCATTATCATCCGTTTCCTGCACTACATTGGCTGGCGAGAAAATCCTCGTCATTGATTTTGGCTTATCTTGAATACCAACAATTGTGCCTTCATTGAAATAAAGCATGCCGCGAAAAGCGGCAGCAATAGAGTTCAGCACTTCATAGGCTTCTCCTCGATTTGTGATGTAGGCATTAAACGTAAAACGTGGCTCAAAACCACCATTACCATTTGGTACTAATTCGTCGCAGTATTGAGCAATGGAATAGAGAGAGTATCGGTCGATGTCGTTTTCAGTGACAAACTCTCCAGCGCCATATCTCGTATTGGTTAACAAATCGTAAAACACCCAAGCGGGATTGTTGCTGTATGCCGTCTTGAACGTGCCGTTCCATACGCCGCTGTAAGTGCGTGAAATTGGATTGTAATTGCTTGGCACCTTAAGTTTGATGCCAAGCAATTCTGCTGATAATGTTGGGACAGACGTGAAGCCTTCTGCTCTGGCCTTGACGCCAATCAACGCAGTGTTGGGATAGGAGAATGAACGATCCAAGATGCCAACAATTGCTTTGAAAAACACTTGATAAACATGTTGCCTGTCATCACCGCTCCTATCAGCAGCGTCACGGCTATTCATTTCAACTTCCACCACCCACGGACCAGTGCCAATCAAATTAAATTCGTATTCAAAATCAACCGGCGTGCGGCTTTTGCCATTGATGGTTTTTTCAGACACGACAAAATTGCTACCACCTTGCGGCCTGATCCTGATTGTAAAACTGATGTCATTTGCCGTAACGTCACCATTGTTCCTGTTGACGCGATAAAGAGCAGAAATGCCAATCCTCACTCTTAAGCGACTCAATTCGCTGCTAATTGTGGTGCGAGAAACGGAACCCGTGCTTCTCTTCACTTCAACGCCAACGCCTTGTTCAATCCTTACGTCATCAAAACCAGGCAATGCCGATTGAGATTGAGTGCCAGTGCGATAACCAACGCTTAGGTATTGCTGATCAAAATTGTATGAACCATCGTCATTCTGAATTGGCACGCCATCAAGGAACGTCTTCTGTAAAGCCGCTACGCCGCTCTCAAAGCCTTCAATCTCGCCTTCGGATATGACGCCAAGGAAAGACGCCTCGGAGCGGCTTCTAAGCGATTCTGGATCCTCGTCCGGGGGATCCTGCGAGCCGCCGCCGCCTCCTCCTCCGCCGCCGGATCCCCTAATCCAATCTTCTTCGTTTAAGTCTTTCAGTAAATCGTCCATTATGTCGGAACTGCTTGTGTTGTAATAGCAGAGGAAACAATCAATGGAGAATTAGCAAGAAACTTGCCATACAACACTGGAATGGGTCGCCCTTGGTTTGTTAAGTCAGCAGCGCGATCAAACAGAAAGCTTTCTCTCCTTTGCACGTCAGAATTTGGATCAGCAATTTGAGGCTGAGGCGTCAACAATTGCGACACGCCATTAAACACCAAAGAAGCACCAATGGTAAACAACAAGCCACTTCCCAAGGCGAACTTACCAGCAGCAAAGCCTGCGAACAGACTACCGGCGGCAACGCTACCACCAAACGAAACAAACGCCAAGCCAATCATCGCGACGCCAAGCACAATCTTGCCAACAGAGCCACCAGCACCAGAAATGATTGGAGCAATGATTAAACGATCACACGGCATCAACATGTTCTCATATTCCATTCCATCGCTATCCCTATCCACCACCTTAAATACGATATTGTTTTCATGAGCAGAAACCAGATACTCCTTGAATCCTTCAATTTGATGCGACAACGCTGAGATCACGTCACGAGGAGAACGCGCTACAAATTCATGTTTACGGCCAAACTTACGGCCAAGTTCTCCTAGCAATTTAACTTGAATTGTCTTCATCGCATCATGCTCCGATGGCGCAGGATTTTATTGGTGTGCTTTCGCCAGTAACCACCATAAACGCTGGCTTCCGACAGTCTACCAGTTAAGTGATGGTAAAAGACGCCAGAAGATAAATCATGCAACACGCCAACATGGTTTGGGAAACTAGATTGCATTTGCATTAAAAACACATCGCCTCTTTTTAAGTCATCATCGCCAATTTCAACAAAACCTTGCTCTTTGAAATTTTTCTCAAACATGCGCCAATCGCTGCTTTCCCATTCGCGTTCTTCTCCACGAGGGAAATCATCTAAAGCAATGGAAAATTCTTGTTTGTAATAATCACGAATCAAGCCATAGCAATCGTAAATGCCATAAATCCATTGTCTCTCTAGGTATGGCGCATTTCCAGTTGGATCCATGTAGTGCCATTCGTTTGTCCCCATGCAATACATAACCCATGGCACATTCACTTGCTTACAAGCTTTGATGTCTTCTTTACTGAATTTGTTGTCAAGTCCTAAATGAGAATGAAACACAACATCAACACCAATCTCATCAACACGAGCAAACGCTTCTGCGCTAATTGAAAAGCATTGCGATGGAAGGGGATTAGTATTTTTGCAAGGCCAAAACTTCCCGCCAGCAATCAAACCACAACTCTCCTCATCCCCATGCTTCCTGGCATGCGCCGCCATGTCTGCTTTCAATAAAGTCCAGTCTGATGCCATTAGATGAGCGCCCCAGGGAAGCCGCCAAAAGGCAGCGTAGCGTTTTGAAATCTTAGCCTGCAACTTTCAACACGTTTGCCGCACACGTCAGCATTGGGGTCGCTCGTAGCTCTATCGTTAACGTCGGCAACTGGACCCCCCGTATATCCGCATTCGCTACTACGATATTGCCATTGACAATAATTTTGCGTAATAATGCGCTTAGGAAGCTTAAGTCCCTCCAGGTCAAACACGCTCGCCAATTGCCAAGTGATGGTCAATGTGTTTTCACCAGTTTTGCGTTCAATGTAATAAATGTCAATGGGAAATTCTTGAGTTGTATCAGCTCCAGGCTCACCATCTAAATACTTCGCCAATGTGCGTCGTCGCGTCACTTTTGCGCCAACTAAATCGTCAAGGCTGCTAATCACTTGAGTGAAGGTGCCCAATACATTAGCCACAGTCAAAGTTGGTTGTGCAATTTGCCCCGTCGTATTCTTGTCGTATCCAGCAGCGATAATTGGCAACGCCTCATAAGTGTTGCCTTTCCATTGAATCTTTGTGTTGTCGGGCTTTAGCTGATTCGTGAAATAAAACTTATCGTTAGGGTCTCCAGTGATCACGGACAAGTCAAGATCAAACATCTCGACAATGCCGTCATGCCAACTTTTTTGTACGTCAGTTTCTAAACTCATAAGTCGTAAGCCCTCTTCACTTTAAATACAAACACATTAGACTCTGGTCCGTCAGAACGCCATGTCCATGTGCTTCCGTCAAGTCTATATTTATACACTTGACTGTCGTTTGTAAATTTAGCGTAGAAAAAGTCGCCTTCGAGATTGCTTAAAGAAGACTCCACAGAAGCCGCTTGCGTATCGGAAAGAGGCAGGGTTTCGATGGAATAAATGTAGTCCTGGGCATTAACACCATCAGGCGCATTTTGTTCATATCCATCGCCAAATTGCACTTTCTTGATTCTTGTTCTGCGTTCAAGATTCAATGACGCAACGCATGGAATGTCAGTAGAGTTTGCCAACACTTCAATCACACTAAACGCACAGGAATATGAATCGTCTCCTTCTGGCGTGAAACTCCATTGATTTGGCTGCAAACGATAAAGCCTCGGCGCAGAATCTAAATAAATCTGAGAATAAAATGAACCTCCATCGAGATTCAATAAAATCGTCTCCAAGCCTCTTGCCGCTGTAAGAGACATTGGCCTTGTACGAATAGATGCAGTTTTTAAAGACTTGGATTCAATGGAAGGAGTTGCAGTGCCAGAAGATGACGCAATACGGAAGATGTGCGTAGAGACAGACTGCTCTTGCGACTGGCCGTAATCAATGGCAAACTCTAAAGTTGGTTCATATAGTCGTTCAACATTGATGACGAAGATGTTGGCTGTAGGGCCAATAACGCGCCATGTCCATTCATCGTCAACAATGCGGTATTTGTATTGTTGATCGTCAAAGTAAAACTGGCTATAAAAATAACTTCCTTTTAGTGCTTGCAATTGAGCATCTAACGAATTAGCAATATCATTGCCAATAGGAACAGTTGTAATTTCATACGCAGAAACGCCAAGCTCGTCCGTAGATGGACTAGCGGTGCCTGATGCAGCGGCAAGCTTAATCCTCTGTCCATAGGACCGTCTTGTTACTTCAAGACCGTATTCACATGGAAGAGCAAAAGTTGGTTGTGTCATCAGCGCTTACCTGCCAACACGCCACCAGGACGCAGTTCTT